GGCACTTTTCCAACAACCATAAAACCTAGCAGTCTATCATTGCAAGATAATAGGCCTAATTTAATAAATCAATCTGTATCAGGTAAAAGAGTTACTAGAAAATATGGATCTCAATTTTTTACTTTGGATATTACATTACCACCTTTATCAAAGGATGATGCAATGGATGTTTTTGCGTTTCTTAAAAAACAGCAAAACTCTTTTGATAAATTTGATTACACATATCCAATAACAAACAGAGGTGCTAACAGAACCCAAACAGATATTGTTGTAAATGGTTCTCATAGTGTAGGTGATTCAACAATAGCATTGTCAGGATTTGATGCTTCTACAACCGATGTCTTAAAAGCAGGTGACATTATAAAGTTTGCAAATCACGATAAAGTTTATATGCTTGAATCTGATTTAGATTCAGATGGAAGTGGTAATGGTACTGCAACAATATCACCAAGCATAATAGCTACACTTGCAAACAGCGAAGCTGTTACAGTAGATCAACCCAATTTTAAAGTTTATTTAAATAGTGATATTTTATACACAACAAATACTTCAGGTTTATTTTCTATAAGCTTTTCATTGCGAGAGTGCATTGAATAATGTCAAGAAGTTTAAGTTCATCTTTACTTACGCAACTAGCAAATCCCACTAATACTTTTTGCTTTTTACTTGAAATAAATACATCCACAGTTTTTAGATTAACTGATAATCAATTTGATGTAACTTATGATTCTAATACTTATACATCTTCTGGTGAAATAATTACAGTTAACACAACACCAGAAACAGGAGAATTAAAAGTAGAAGAAACATCTATAGAATTATCAAATATAAATTCAACCTTAATATCAGTATTTGACGATCAAAACTATATTGATAATACAGTTAATATTTATCTTGGCTTTTTTGATTCTAATGATTCTTTCATAGACGCATTAACATATTTTTCAGGGAATATTAAAAATGTAGAAGTTGAAGAAAGTAAAACAGATTCAAAAATAACTGTAACTTGTTCTAATCATTGGTCAAATTGGAACTTAAAAAAAGGAAGGCACTTTACTGATGAATCACAGCAATTAGCTTTTACAAGCGATGTTGGCTTAGAGTATGCACATATAACAAAAGCAGATATTAGGTGGGGAAGCTAATGGTTGATTTTAAAAGAATATTAAAAATAGTCTATTACGTTGTTACAGCAATTGTTGGTGTTAAAAATTTTAGATCAACAAAACAGCTAAGAGATCAAGGTCAAGATATACTAGCCACGAAAACTGCTCAAGGAGACAAGATACCAATAATATATGGAAGGAGAAGAGTTGGTTCAACTCTACTTTATATGGACACAGATTCAGGTAACTCAAAAGAATTATTTATAATATATGGTTTATGTTTAGGTGAAGTAGATTCCATTGAACTAGACACTATTGAAATAAATGGCGTGCCTTTATCAGATACAACAGTTTTTAAAGATGGCTACTATACAGGATCAGATAAAGTCAGTAGTGGTGCAGGATCACTAAATACTGTAAGTCAAATTGGCACATCTTCAGGAACTTTTAGAGGTGATGGCAGATCAGGTGATGATCCTGCAAAGATTTACAGAATGGTATTTAATGCTCATCACGGAGCAGACGATCAAGCTGCCGATCCGATGCTTGTTGCTTCACAACCTGCAAAATTTGGAAGCAACCATAGATTAAGAGGTATAGCATATTTAGGATGTAGTTTTCAGTATGATGAAAAAGGTATGTTTACTTCTGTTCCAGAATTAACAGTAGTTGTAAAAGGTCGAAAACTGTATGATCCAAGACTTGATGGCTCTATTACAGGTGGCAGTGGATCACATAGAATAGCTGATTCAACCACTTATGAATGGTCTAATAATGCAGCTTTAGCTTTACTTGATTATATGCATCAAGATTATGGCAAAGGTTTAGGATCATCTTTAATAGATTTGCAATCATTTCAAACAGCAGCTAATACAGCAGATACAGTAGTCGATGTTCCTGATTATGGTGGATCATATTCTTCTGCTACTTTTTCAGCAGATGTTGAAGATGGTTTTATAACTGTTGATGAAGCTACTTGGAAAAAAATTAAAGGTGGTGAATTATTAAGTGTTAAAAATAGTGGTGGCACAGTTATTATTAATCAAGACAATGTTATGGATGTGCAAAGATTTAAGCCACATACAGAAACAACCAAATACAGAATTTATACAGACGATCTTCCGCCTGAAAAGGTTAGTAAAAGCGTAACCTTCTCTGCTACAAATGGCGATGCAACACTTACTGTTACTTGTACATCGCATGGAGCTTCTGCAAATGATAGGGTGCTTTTTTCAGGAGCTACAAGTCTTGGTGGCAATATAACTACAACAGTTCTTAACAAAGGCTATACCATTGCAACAGTTGTAGATGCTAATACTTTTACTGTTGAAGCAACTGATTTGAATTTAACAACTGTTTTAGCTAACTCGTCTGATACAGGTAATGGCGGTGGAAGTGCAGTTGGTAAATTTATGTATGAAGATGAATCAGGCAGCGTTTTAACGCAAACAAGAAGATTGCAATGTGATGGTGTTTTAGATACCAATGAAACTGTTTTAGATAACGCAAGAGACTTGTTATCTAATATGCGTGGGTTTCTTAATTATATAGATGGTAAGTATAGCGTTTTGGTGGAAGATACAGGATCATCTTCTTTTAGTATTACCGATGATCATATAATAGATTCTGGCATAAAAATACGCTACGAAGATAAAGCTGATAAATTAAATAAAGTCGTTGTGCAATTTTATAACGCACAAAAAAAATATGAAGCTGATACAAAAACTGTTTTTCATAACAACAGCACATCTACTTACAAGAATGACGATGGTGGTGAAGAATTAGAGACAACAGCAGAATTTGAATATATTACAAATCCCTATAACGCTTTTAATATGGGTAAAGCTATTTTAGAAAAAAGCAGAAGGCAAAAAACTATTAGTTTTGTAGGTACTCCAAGATTATTAAATTTAACGTCTGGTGATATAGTTGATATTACTTACTCACCTTATAACCTATCTTCTGCTTTATATAGGATTGAATCTATAAATTTATTAGATAATGGTTTAGTCAGCATACAAGCAATAGAATACGTTGATATATATACTTGGTCAGCGACACCGCCTGCTGAAAATGTTGGCGATGAATCACTTATACCTACAGGCACAGAAACAGCTAAAGTTACTTCTTTAGCCTTTACCGACACAAATTCAAGTTCAACAGGGAGACCATTTTTGTCTTGGAGCAATCCCACAACCTATCCATCCAAAGAGTTTAGAGTTGCGATTGTTGATGCTAGTGGCAACGAAGTTCATAACAGAATTGTTAATGATACAAAAATTGATCTTAATTTTATCAAAACAGGATCAAACTATGTAGCTTCCGTAACAAGTATAAACTCTATCGGAGCAGAATCAGCAGCTACTACACTTACTTTTACAGTAAGCAATGAGCCAATTAAAACAGCAGACGTTCAAGATGATGCAATTACAGATGCAAAAGTATCTAATCTAAGTGCAAATAGTATTACTTCTGATACTTTAGATTCCGCTAGAGTTAATGTTGATACTTTGGCGGTGAAACACTTTGCCAATGTGTCAGCAGATATAGTTGCACATGATAGCGTAAATGTTCCTTTATCAGTTTTTGGCAGTGAGTTTCAAAGAGGATCAACTGATTTTACAACTAATACAACAACGCTAGGATCATATTTAGAAATGGATATTGAAAATGTAAGAAACAATGCAAAATATCAAGCTATTTGGTCAGGTGTTTATGGTGATTGCACGAATGGAGTTTTAGAATATAGCGTAAATAATGGTACAACTTATGTTGAAGCAGCAGGAGGTATACAAAATGTTGAGTTTGATGCAGGAACTTTTAGAACTTATATTTTTGTTTACAATGGTTCAATTACAGGTTTACCAACCTCAGGATCAAATACAAGAAGAGTTAAATGGCGTATTAGGTGGATAACAAAACTTAATTCAACCTATCAATCGCTATATGTTTTTATAGATAATACTCAATAATGAAATATTTATATTACAAAATTAAATGTAAAAGACTACAATAAATAAGAGGAAAGAATATGGCAACACATGATTACAACATAGCTAACCAAACAGGAGCAGATTTTAGAGCAGACTTAAACAATGCACTTTTAGCTATTGTTTCAAATAACAGTAATGCTTCAGCACCAAGCACAACTTTTGCTTATCAGCTTTGGGTAGATACAGCTAACAATGTTTTGAAGCTAAGAAATTCAGCAAACAATGCATGGATAACAACAGGAATTAGCATAACAGCAGACAACAGCTTTACAGGTAATATTACAGGCAATAGTGCAACTGCAACTGCATTGGCAACAGCAAGAACAATCAATGGCGTTAGTTTTGATGGCACAGCAAATATATCATTTAATACTGATTCTGTTAGTGAAGGATCAAGCAATTTATATTTTACTAATGAAAGAGTAGATGATCAGGTAAATTCTTTACTTACAGCAGGAAGTGGTATCAGTCTTACTTATGACGATTCAGCAGGCACATTAACAATTGCAAATACCAACTCTGCTGATATAACAAGCGTTGTTGCAGGTGATGGCCTTACAGGTGGCGGAACTTCTGGTGATGTTACTTTAACTGTTAGCGTTGATGATTCTTCAATTGAAATAAATTCAGATTCATTAAGAGTAAAAGCAAGTGGTATTACAAATGCTATGCTTGCAGGTTCAATTGCAAATGACAAACTTGCAGGTTCTATAGCAAATGCAAAACTTGCAAACTCAAGTGTAACTATAAACTCTCAAGCTATAGCTTTAGGAGGATCACACACTTTTGATAGTGATGACATTGGTGAAGGTTCAAGCAATTTATATTTTACCAACGCAAGAGCTAGGGGATCATTAAGTATAGGATCAGAAGGATCAGCAAGTGGTAATGGTGCTATTGCTTACAATAGTTCAACAGGTGTATTTACTTATACACCACCTGTTATAAGTGGTTTAACAGGCGATACAGACGATCTATCAGAAGGATCATCTAATCTTTATTATACGGATGCAAGAGCAAATTCAGCTATAGATGCAAGAGTTACTAATACATTTATTAACAATCTATCAGGCGTTGTAGCTGATACAGCAACAGCTTTAGCTACAGCAAGATCAATAGCTTTATCAGGAGATGTAACTGCTTCTGGCGTTAATTTTGATGGTACAGGTGATATAACCCTATCAACAACAATAGCTGCAAACAGCGTAGCTCTTGGCACAGATACTACAGGCAATTATGTAGCTACA